CATGTAATACGGATGAATTTGAACGATTTACGCAAGCAACAGTTGGCGGGTGTATATCGTGATATTCCAGTTATACCGCAGCAAGCGGAATCGGACGAGGTTCAGGGAGAGTTGGACCGCATTACGGGATTTGAGCCCGGAAGTGTTGATTATGACTGCACTTTGATTGAGTTTCATGCCAATTTGGATCTTGATGGGTTTGAGGATGAGGATGAGGACGGCGAGCCTACGGGCATAAAAGTACCGTATATTGTGACGATTTCGCAGGATAATGGTCAGATTTTGTCGATTCGTCGTAATTATCGCGAGGATGATCCGTTAAAGCGCAAGATACAATATTTTGTGCATTACAAGTTTTTACCGGGTTTTGGTTTTTATGGGTTGGGATTGATCCATACGATTGGCGGTTTGTCACGGACCGCCACAGCGGCGCTGCGGCAATTAATCGACGCTGGTACGTTGTCCAATCTCCCGGCGGGTTTCAAGGCCCGCGGACTACGGATCAGGGACGACGATGATCCGTTGCAGCCGGGTGAGTTCCGCGACGTGGATGCACCCGGTGGGGCTATTCGTGACAGCCTCATGCCGCTACCATTTAAGGGGCCGGACCAGACGTTGTTTAATTTGTTGGGTTTTGTGGTTCAGGCGGGTCAGCGGTTTGCGACGATTACTGATTTGAAGGTTGGTGATGGCAATCAGCAAGCTGCGGTTGGTACGACATTAGCGATGTTGGAGCAAGGTACGCGTGTAATGAGTGCTGTTCACAAGCGGCTTCATTATGCGATGCGTATTGAGTTTAAGTTGCTTGCCCGTGTGATGAGTGAGTTTTTGCCGCAGGAGTATCCGTACAGTGTTGCGGGCGGTGATCAGTCGGTGATGGCGTCTGATTTTGATGACCGTGTAGATATTATTCCTGTAAGTAATCCGAATACGTTTAGTCAGGCGCAGCGGATAGCTTTGGCTCAGACTAAGATGCAGTTGGCGACGTCGGCCCCTGAGTTGCATAACATGCACGAGATTTATCGTGATATGTATGAAGCGATTGGTGTGAGCGATGTTGATCGGTTAATGAAGAAGGTTCCTGACGAGGAACCGCGGCCCACGGACCCTGCATCTGAGAACATTAATGCTATGGACATGGTTCAATTGGTTGCGTTTCAGGGTCAGAATCATCAGGCACATATTATGGCGCATTTGGTTTTTGCGTCGAGTCCTATGATTGGGGGTATGCCGCCTGTTGCGATGGCGATGCAGAAGCACGTTATGGAGCATGTTAAGTTGCAGGCGGAGGAGCAAGCGATGATGCAGTTGCAGCAAGCTGGTCCGATGCCCGCGGAGCAACAGGAGATGCAGTATCAGGCGTTGGTTGCACAGGGTGTGGCGCAGGGTTTGCAGCAAGTGAAGCAGATGAGTGCGCAGATATCTGGTGCGGGTCAGCCGGATCCGTTGGTAAAGTTGAAAGAGCAAGAGTTGCAGATCAAGGCTCAGTCGGAGCAGGCGGATGCTCAGAACGATCAGGCGCGATTGCAGCTTGAGGCTCAGAACCAACAGATGCGTATGGAGCAATTTGAGAAGCGTTTGGCGAGCCAAGAGGCTCAGACGGCGGCTCGCATAGACAGTGCGATGCAGCGTGAACTTTTGAAGCAAAGGGGTCAGTGATGAAAGAACCTAAGATTCTAAGCATGTCCGAATATTCGATGGGTCTTGTGGACGCCGCAGAGGGATCAAAGGCCTTGGCAGGCTTAGTAAAAAAAACCAAAAAACCGGGGGGTGGCATGATTGCCGCGGCCCGCGGATCAAAAGCGTTTAGGGACCTTATGAAACGTAAAATAGGTCGTGCAAAAGGCGGCGCGGTAAAGAAGAAGTAGGAGTTTTAAATGGCAAGTGTAAAGATTGTAACTAATACACCGGGTGCTGCGCAAAAGGCGCAGTCGTATGCGGATATTAAGGATCAGGGCCGTATTCCATACAAGCAGATGGAAGACGTTGCTACGCCCAACACTGCAAAGGCGAAGGTAACTACGGGCAAGAAGCGTGGTATGGGTGCGGCTCTCCGCGGCTCACGGTTTGTCAACGCCTAGTTGATGTGTGTATTGGTCGCCATTTTTTGGGGCCATTCGTTTTCTTTTGGACTTTATAAGGTTTGTGCTTACGATTGTGGGTATGACAGACCTAAATACCTGTGGTACGATAAGGCATACACGGTGGGACCCGACTATGTATGCCCGGCGAGGTTTTATGAGGTATGATCGAAATAGGGGTCGCGATAGCTGGCGCACAGGCCGCTTATAGTTTTTTGAAAAAAGGTGTCAGTGTCGGCAGAGATCTGCAGGATATGGGCCAACAGTTGCAACAGTGGGCTAACTGTATGGCGGATATTGATCAGGCTGAGAAGATGGCTGAAAAGCCGCCTTGGTACAAGGCTTTGGGCGGTGGCACTCAGGCTCAAGCTATGGAAGTCTTTCTTGCGAGGAAGCAAGCGCAGAAGATGCGAGATGAGTTGCGGGAATTGATATCTCACCCTGCTATTCTTGGTCCGTCTCATTGGCAGGAGTTTTTGCGGATAGAAGCGGAGATTCGGAAGCAAAAGCGTGAGCATGACTTCCGCAGAATGGAGATTAAGCAAACTATTATTGAGTGGATGGCGGGGATATTTGTGTTTATCCTTGGAGTGGGTGGCCTTGTAGTTTTTGTGTGGTTAGCCAATGCTTGAATCAATAGGAAATTTACCGTTTGCAGTACAGGTTGAGAGATCTCGTGAGAGCATCGAAAACCATCAAGCGCAGCAACAGGTGCAAAAGGAACATGCCCTTGCGCACAAGCTTGAAAAAGTGCTTGAGCGGCAAAAACTTGATTTAATGTCCAGTTATGATAGGTTTGGGGCGAAAAACACTGAACTACAGCCGCAAGGACAAGTCTTAGATATGGAGGTCTGAATGGTACAGGTCACTGCAAAATACATTGATAATCTAAAAATACTTCCTCGTTTAATGATGTTAGCTGTTACTGTGCTGACCTATCAGGCGGTGCACTGGTTTATGTCGCTTCCTGACCCGTCGGTAGCACAATCAGGGCTTGTATCTGTCTGCATGGGTGCACTTACAGGCTGTTTCGGCATATGGATGGGCAAGGAGTCCAAGACCACGGTCACGTCCGAAAAGGTTGTTCACGAGGAAAAGTATGACAACCGTTGAGGATTTTATGGTGTTCCTCATGGTGAGGGCGCTTGAGTTTCTTCTTAATACTAAAATGAGCTTATACGGGACGATTGTGGTATGATTACACTTTTAGGAAGCCTGCTAGGGTTTGGTACGTCGTTTCTGCCAGAAGTTTTGAATTATTTTAAGGCGGGGCAAGAGCATAAGCACAATCTTGAGCGAATGCAGCTTGAGATGGACATGATGACGAAGCGCAACGAACTACAGCTTAACATTATGGACAAGCAAGCGGAGATAAAAGAGACGGAAGGTTTATATAAACATGACAGTATCGACGCTGGTTGGTTTATTAACGGACTTAGAGGTTCTGTCCGTCCTGTCATCACTTACGTTTTTTTTGGCCTTTTCGTTGCCATCAAAGTGACGGCGTTGATTGCTTTAATGGACGCTGGTAATGACTTAGGTCGCTCTCTTTCTCTGATTTGGGACGATGCTACATCTGGATTATTTGCCGCTATAATCAGTTTTTGGTTTGGGGGTAGAGCCGTAGGTAAATATATGAAAGCGAAACCATGACATTTAAACTTAGCAGACGAAGCCTTGATAAGTTAGAGGGCGTTGACGAAAGGCTGCAAGCGGTAGCCAAGCAGGCGATTACGTTGACCAAAACAGACTTTGGCGTAATTCAAGGATTGAGAACTTTGGATGAGCAAAAAGAGCTTGTTGCAAAGGGCGCGAGCAAGACAATGAAATCGTTGCATCTTGAGGGAAAGGCTCTCGACATTATGGCCTTTGTAAATTCGCGGGCCTCTTGGGAACTTAATCTTTATGATGATCTTGCTGATGCTATTAAACAAGCCGCAATTATCGTTGGAGTGCCTATCAGGTGGGGTGCTGCGTGGCATATTGATGACATCCGCAAATGGGAAGGCACGATGGAAGAGGCTATGAACGCTTACATTGATTTGCGCCGATCACAAGGCAGACGTCCTTTTATAGATGGTCCCCATTTCGAGATTCGCGAATAATATTTCTTGCATATTTTCTTAACTTTTCCTATAAAAAGACAGAAATATAGGATTTTTTAAGGAAATGGATGAAATTTACGTTGCGGAAGCGGTGTTTCGTATTATAAGGGAACGTAGACATGCCGTTGTTGACCTGATGCAGTATGGCAACGTCAAGTCTATGGAGCAATATCGTGAGCTTATGGGGAACATGGAAGCCCTAAATCACGTGGAACAGGAACTCAAGGGCCTGCTAGATAAACAGGAGCGCAGTGTTGACTAAGGTTGACCTTAAAAGCGTCGAAGACGCGGTAAAAAATCTTTCGGACGCGTATCAAGCTCCGAAAGTTCTCAATCCCGAAGCCATTGATGGAACGTTACTTGATAGGATGCCTTCACCCACGGGTTGGCGCATTCTAATTTTGCCTTACCGCGGCAAGGGTAAGACCGAATCCGGTCTGTATTTACCCGACCAAGTTGTAGAGCAAAATCAGGTTTCAACTCAGGTGGGGTATGTTTTGAAAGTAGGGCCGCTTGCGTACCAAGACGAGGAAAAATTTCCGAAGGGCGCGTGGTGCGAGGAGCGCGATTGGGTTATGTTTGCTCGATACGCGGGTTCTCGTTTTAATATAGACGGCGGCGAAGTAAGAATTTTGAATGATGACGAAATTCTTGCTCGTATAACGGATCCTGCAGATATACTTCACTATTAGAGGCAGAAATGGCAAAAGAAGATCAAATTGAACTAGATTTAGACGACTCTGAAGAAACTGAAATTGAGTTAGACAGTTCTTCGGACTCTTCGGACTCTGACGTAGAGGTTTCAGAGCCGGACGCTTTTGAGAAAGCGGAAAGCAACACGCAGAAGCGCATTGATCGTTTGACGAAAAAAATGCGGGAAGCGCAACGCCGCGAAGAAGAAGCTTTACGGTACGCAAAGAGTGTTCAAGAAGAGTCCAATCAGCTTCGGCAACGATTTGACGCTTTGGACACCAGCTTTGTTAGCGAGTACGAAAGTCGGGTTACCACCCAAATGGATCAGGCGGAGCAAGCTTTGGCCCGTGCTATGGAGATTGGTGACACGGCTGCGGCGGTTGAGGCGAACAAGCGTATAGCATCTTTGGCGATTGAAAATGATCGGTTGTCTCAAGCAAAACGTCAACAGCAAAGCCGGGTTCAGTACGCACAGCAACCGCAACAGCAACCGCAACAGCAACCTCAAGAAATGCGTCGTCCAGACGCGAGGGCGCAGGAGTGGGCGGCTCAGAATGATTGGTTTGGTCAGGATGAGGCGATGACTTTTGCGGCTTTTGGCATTCATAAACGACTTGTTGAGAGCGAAGGGTTTGACCCAGCGACCGAAGAGTATTATACTGAACTTGATCGGCGTATTGGCGAAAAGTTTAATATGCCCGCAAAAACCACCAGTAGACGGCCCGCTCAGACCGTTGCTGGGGTATCAAGAACATCTGGGCGCAGCAGTGGGAAGAAGGTTAGACTCACCCCTAGCCAAGTCGCAATTGCGAAGAAATTGGGTGTGCCGCTTGAAGCATACGCGAAGTACGTGAAGGATTAAGCCATGTCAGATACAGTAAAGCGAACTCCTCGCGCAAATGAAACGAGAGAGAAAACGGCGCAGCGTAGGCCGTGGGCTCCTCCCTCTATGTTAGATGCACCGCCTGCACCGGACGGATTTCGGCATCGTTGGATCCGCGCAGAAACGCGTGGTTTTGATGATACCAAGAATATCAGCGCGAAAGCGCGTGAAGGTTGGGTATTAGTTCGAAAGGACGAATATCCTGATTTTGAGGCCCCGGTTGTTGATTCAGGTAAGTACGAAGGTGTTTTTGGCGTAGGCGGTTTAGTTTTGGCTCGCATCCCAGATGAGACTGCAGAAGAACGTAATGCGTACTATCAACGACGTAACGCGGATCAGGTCCAAGCGGTTGATTCTGAGTTGATGGCTCAAAACCAACATTCAACCATGACGATTTCTAAACCAGATCGTCAGACTCGTGTAACCTTCGGTGGCCCTCGACGGTAGTTAGGGTCGCTCTGATAAGGAGAAAAACAAATGGCAAACCAAGATACTGCCTTTGGTCTTCGTCCTATCGGGCTTAACGGCGCAGGAGCAAATACCACTGGTGTAACTCAGTATGAGATTGCATCTAACAATACAAACGCCATTTACCAGTATTCGCCAGTAATTCCTCTGGCGGCTGGGGTGATTGATATTGTTGGCAATGCCAACGGTGGTACAGTTCCCGCACTTGGAGTCCTTATGGGCGTAGAGTATGTTGATAGTTCTACAGGTAAACCAACTTGGAAAAACTATTGGCCCGGTTCAAACAACGTAAGCGTTGATACGAACCATCCAGTAAAAGCCTTCGTGGCGGACAACCCCAATCAATTGTTTATGGTTGCAGCAGACGGCAGTTCAACTGACCGCGCTACTGCACTTTCGAACATCTTTGCAAACGCCTCTTTGGCGACTGCAACTTCGGGGTCCACAGCAAACGGTCGTTCAACTGCAGAGCTTGATATCTCAACAGTTGCGACTACTGCGACACTGTTCATGCGTGTTGTCGGCCTCACGGGCGACGTTGCGAACTTGGACTATGACGCAGCGGGTGTGAACTATGTTGTTCGTTTTAACTTCCACCACAACGCGCCTTGTTCGAGTTCTGATTCTCAAACAACCGCGGCGTCCACAGGCATTTAAGGAGGGCTGAAATATGGCTATCTCTCGCGCACAATTAGCGAAAGAGTTGGAACCCGGCCTTAACGCCTTGTTCGGACTTGAGTATGATCGTTACGAAAACGAACATGCCGAAATCTTTGAAGAAGAATCTTCGGATCGTGCATTCGAAGAGGAAGTGATGCTCGGTGGGTTTTCCACAGCACCTATTAAAGCTGAAGGCGCTGCCATCAACTTTGATGATGCACAGGAAACATACACTGCGCGTTACACACATGAGACAATTGCTCTTGCGTTTTCTATTACGGAAGAAGCAATTGAGGACAATCTTTATGATCGTCTCGCATCTCGTTACACCAAAGCTCTGGCTCGCTCTATGGCGCAGACAAAGCAAATCAAAGCAGCCAACATTTTGAACAATGCGTTCAACACGGGTGCTAATGCAATTGGTGATGGTGCGGCTCTGTGTTCTTCGGCACACCCATCATTGTCTGGTAACCAGCGCAACCTTTTGTCAACTCCGGCAGACCTCAACGAGACTTCTCTTGAGCAAATGCTAATTGACATTGCTGGTTTCACTGACGAACGTGGTTTGAAAATTGCCGTTCGTGGTATGAAGCTTATTATTCCGAAAGAGCTTCAGTTCATCGCGGAGCGTGTACTTAATTCAAATCTGCGTCCGGGCACAGCGGACAATGACACCAACGCAATGCGCAGCATGGGGATGCTTCCTGACGGAGCGGTTGTAAACCACTTCCTGACGGATACTGATGCATTCTTCATCAAGACTGATGCGCCAAACGGTTTCAAATATTTCAACCGTTCAGCCATCAAGACTGCGATGGAAGGTGACTTTGACACTGGCAACATGCGCTTTAAAGCACGTGAGCGTTACAGCTTCGGTGTTTCCGACTGGCGTTGTGTTTTTGGTACACCCGGCGCATAAATTGTGCTACAATAGGGGGACTGATGGTATTTCATTAGTCATCCTCCCTGTTAAACTAGGGGCTACTTCGGTAGCCCCTTTCTTTTTAAAAATTTCTGTGTATACTTTAATTATCCCTGACAGCCAATAGGCTGACACACCCAAAGACAGGAGATCAAAATGGGTCTAACTACCTTTTCAGGTCCCGTTCGTTCTGAACGCGGATTTACTGCTGTAGGATCAACCG